GAAAAAAAGCTTGAATAACACAAAAACAACTCATACAATTACCACGTGGACATACATCAGACCTGATCTCCCCAACAATGAAGTATGTAGCTTATATTGTTATGCCCCCTGGTCATGGTAAGAGTCACTACCACGATAAAATCCCTGGGCTAGTTGAAGCAGACACGCTTTATAATTATCGAGGAGATGAAGAATTATCCGTGCTGAGGACCAATGCCCGGATAACTGGCAATTGGGAGAAATATGACCGCCAGTGGGCAGCTAGAATTCTTCCCCATCTTACAGGTAATTTCTGGATCGTTATGGTCCCATCTGACACTGTCGGGGAAATGCTTGGAGGTACATTGTTGACAAAGATCCAGCTGGATGATCATCAGTGGAGTGAAAACCTAAAGCATAGGGGTAAGTCCGTCAGAGATTACGAATATGCTAGATTAACAGGATCAGATGTTCAATTCTTCAAAACAAATGTTGAAATCGAATCGCATATACAAGATGTCATAAAGAGCTGGATGTCAACTCTCCCTGCCGAAAACGCTGATTAGCCCCCTCCCTGATCTATTACCCATCTCATAACAATGAATTTTGCCGTATATGGGTTCTTTATAAAAAACCAAATTGAAACATACCACAATAACCCCGCACCACTAATCACAAAACAAAACAATGGAGACCATTCAAGTTACTGGAATCACAGGAGAAATTATAGAGTGTACTCTTCGCCGGGAATTCAGTAGAGATTGGGATGAATTGATTGTAGAATTTGAGGTATTCGGGACCGAATGCCTACCATTGACTATCAATGTCGTTTCTCTGATGAATGAACTAAAAAGAAAGAGCAGAATGTACTACATTGAACACAATATGTACTTCAGAAACCTTATTGATGACAATCTTATAGCAGTCGGCATTGCAGAAAATAGTACTATTCAGGTGAGAAGCTTCGATATTAAACACAGAGGTAGGAAGTATCCTTATACTATGTTTGTCCTGTACATAGCAGCAGATCTCGAAGAATTCCGCCTGAATAGAATTGAGAGAAATTGGGGTGAATATTGAGAGTGCAGTGATTTTATAACAAATGCAGATTGAACAACCAGTAAAAAAACCACTTGAATTCTATCAAACAACCACACGAATCATGGCTTATTATGAGATCCTCAAGGAATCTCCTTATAGAGAATATCTATCTCCTCAACTAGAAAATCATCTCCAATCAGCATCGCTGGAGGATGCTAGTGTAGAGTATATCATTCCAGACATAGAGGTCATGGACACACCATTGAAAAAGAAGGACTCTTTTGTTTCAAAGCCGACTGATGTTCGCCTGCCAGCGCGACTCTCGAGCCCTTTAATTCCATACCCCATGGAGTTGCACGAGTTATGCAACGGAAAATTCACGGGAGACAAGGATATAATTCATGGTCATCATTACTCCCAGTTGACAACACTAAATAAGGTATTTGATGAATGCGTTAAATCCGGGGTCATCCCGAATGGAATCCTCCGATTTGACATGGACTCATTGAAAAGATGTGGTCGCCAGTCATATTCACATCGAGAAGATCTCATAAATCTTGCAACATTGTCTTTCGCAAGGCGTGCGACAAAACATGATCTTTCAATTAGTGCAAATGATGCCATCCCATTTGATGTTGCAGTTTCGAATGTGTCAAAGTATACCTCTTTTATCATCATGATACAGAGATTAAGGGTACATATCGCAAAGGAATCGAATTTTCCTATATTCAATACGAAGGGTGTACAATGTTCCGGGGATGAGGCAACATACACAATGTTTTCAAATGGCGTGTACATCTACCAATCGAATCGAAGATTGAATTGTTTCTGTATAATGGCCTGTGGTGGACATTTTAGGATCTACCATGAAGCTTTGGGTTATTGGTTTTGTGGTCCCACATCATACCTTGATTACATCTTCACTATTGCGGATATCCTCAATAACCTTGATATCCTGAAAAACTGTGAAGAATATGCATGGGCCACAGGAATGTTCAAACTCATGATAGAATTCGCAGAGCATGAAGGACACCACAAGGAACAGGTTGATTTTATGAAGACATTAGAGGGTTTTTTACTCAACATGTCAGACTATGATGAGGACTTTGCCATGAATTGGAAACCCATTCTGGAAGCAATTGAGGAGTTATGGAAACTGGATCAGACTATATCTGGAGTCACATATGACATGGGTCTCCCATTAAGTCTTCTCAGAAAAATGAATTTTGTTTATCCTGCACAATCCTTTCTGTGCCGATTCATACTAGAAGGATGCCAGTTATCCCGTACACACCTCCAAGAGATTTCTGCATTGCATAAACTAATATTTTATGCAGAAGTCAATGCAGAGGCAGGCGTACTCAAATTCTTGAAACGAGTACACACTAAGCGTCGGGTGGATCATCATGCAGTTAAAAATCTAACACGGTTGGCAAAACTCCAGTTCTTCACTGCTTATAGGAAAAGACATAAAATGATACCGCAGATACTAGGTCCTCCAGCAAAAGTCAAGATGCTAGAGACATACGGCAGCAAGACAGATCTTCAGAGAATAGAATCATTACCATTGAGCTGGTGGGATGAAATCAAGATTTTCAACTGTATGGATAACACACTGACAGATGATCCTCTGGAATTCGCGAAAGACAAAGGTGCTTTGAAGTCCGAAATATCTTTCGGACCCGGAGATAGCAGGAAAGAACTGTTACAGGTCATAGAAACTGAAAATTATCAGCTGAAAGACTTCTTTGCCGGCAGGACAATCCGGCCCAAAGCTCGATGTGTGCGCAAAACACATCAGAAAGAACATCCGGAGAAAATGTCTGATCCCGCAAGATTAATTGAAAAAGAAAGGGAACAGAAATATGAAGCACGGCTATTTGCCAACGGAGAACTTAGTAATAAGCACGCATTAAGTTTGGTGGCTGCAAGAATGAAGAAAGCACTTTCGTATTTTGATGAACAACTAATGACACCAACCGACAAGAAGAGAAAAGCCCTGATTCATGAAGCAGCAAGAGAGTTATCCCAACATGACAATTACTCCCTTCTCTTAGATATTGAAGGACATAATCAATCGATGCAGTATGAAAACACCCATGAGCTAGCGGAATTTCTAGGAAATCTCTTCGGGTATGATGGCTGGGGGGACTTGGCCCATTATTTTTCACAACTCACCGTCTATCATTACGATGAATATTTAGACAATGTAATAGAGTCTCATGGGCAATATGGTGGAATAGAAGGATGGCTAAACCCCTTCTGGACTTTACACACAACACTGATGATGAAGCTCTTAAGGATTATGACAGATGTAGATGTGAAGACAATTATGGTCTATTCCGATGATGTCAATGCAATTGTTAGAATCAAGCAATCCTCTGAACCTATGATACAATCTGTATTTTCGAAAATCATGAAGCATTGCACAAAGTTCGGAATGACAATCAAATATTCACAGACCAATCTCTCTAAACACCGCATCACCATGTTAAGACAACATTATGCAGATGGCATCCGAGCAGACTCAACTCTGAAGAGACTCATATCTGTAAGTGCTGGGAACAATGCTGTGCTGGTTTCCGATGAATTAGAAGTATCAGGTATTTGCTCATCAGCATCATCAGCCATGGAATTGAGTAATCATCATGAAGCCTGCGCATATCTGAAAAACTACAAATTGGGTTTGCTACTCTGCCGCATGCCGCATATGATATTATCACATCTCCACGATGATAGCATGGTGTCATCTCACGAACTACCGGAAAAGTTGTCAAATTTACTTTATTACTCGAAGCAGGAACAAGCTTCACTGGATTTGACACAGGACCCAATGCTGTATGCAGCAGCGAGAAACGATATTGCTGCATACCTCAATAGAAGTTCTCACAGTATGAGTGACAAGTTACTGAGGACCGCACTTAGTTCCATCTATGGAGTCGGGATTGCAGAGTCAAGACTGGTGGACAGCCCTGACCGAGTTCTTTACCTACAAGTCTATGACAACTTTCTCCAAGATCTTTTATTCTTCTGGACATACTTACCGACATCATTAGGAGGTTTGGGTGCCTCTTTACATTTAAACTTGATGCTGTCTGGGCATAGTATCGGAATGTCAAAATCACTCCATTACCTACATGTATGGACACACAAATTCTCATGCAATAGTCAGTATTTCTTGAAATATTTATCTACAACATTAAGTGTAACCATGGAGGATCCCAAGAATACACTTGAGGATCGAGTTGTAACGAGTACATGGCCCTCAGATCAAAGAATCTGTCCTGCCACTACCAGTGTGCAGCAATCCATCAAGAGCATGGTTAGAAGATTTACTGTCAATCGGAAAATCAAAGAAATGTTCGACCTCTCAGATGATCGAGAAGGACTAGCACAAGAACTTGTTGCCATCTTTAGGAATAATTTTCATGCGAGAATAGTTCAATTCTATCATGAGAACACATCAATCCATTTCATTGACTTGCTTATCAGCAAAATTGAGACCAGTTCCGGACTATTGACAAAGGTCAAAAACATAACAAGATTGCGTAATTCTCTTTGTCATAGAGCTATTGAGAATATCAGAACAGGATCCACTACAAATCGTACATATTTTTTCAATCTTGATGCAAATTCTGATATAATTGACTGTCTCCTGACACGAAAAATCACTATGTTTCCCAGAATCTCGTTCATCGAAGTGGAGGAAGTCCTATATGATGATAAGATCACAGAAGTCGACTTGGCTGCTTCGCTCATAACAGTAAGAAGATGTGCCCCGACCCATTATAGGAATGGTATCAGAGTGTATGATGACCCTAAGGTGGGAAACGAGGTGCTGTACAAGGGGGAACTGTTAGATAATGACCGACTATTAGGCAACAAAGAAGAATTACTAGCTGCAAAACTGGTGGCAGTTACAAAATGGTTCTTGATGAAGCACAACATGATGGCATTACCTAAGGGAGAGCTTGAAGGACTTGATATCCTGAAAGCATGTAACCTCTCTTTGTCTACTCTCACAAATCAGACATTTCAAGATCTTTTCCACTTTGCTCCAGTGGAGACTGGAGGAGAAATACTACACCGAATTCCAAACATTAGATTCAGCACTGCTACATACATCAGATCAGAAATGAATAGATCATTGCACTATACCACCGAAATGAGTCAGCGACTAATTACAATGATGGGACTTGTTGATAGCAATATTAACTTCGATTATTTACGAATGCGACTGATGATAATTGCCATCGTCAAGGATAAATATGATTCCCTGCGAAGACTGGTAACAAGATACGGATTCAATCGTTTAACAGGAATTAAGGATGTCCAATTCGTCCTACCGAAATACAGTCCCTGGTGCACGGAAAAGACATTTCAGTGCTACAGTGAAATACGAGGGCATGTCCTCTCCAAACCAAGATTTCGATATTTATCGCACTCATACCTGCATGAAGAAAACGTCAACGAATGGGCTTTGATGCCTACCTTATCAGAAGAATTGACTGCTGAGCAAGTAGGGAGGAACTATGTGAATGACATTATTCTGCGATACTCCCGTGACCTCGATAAGGACTACATGTTAATTAATTCAACGTCGGTAGATACGCATCTTTGGAAGCCTCTCATTATGAAATTAGATAGAATTGACCCGAAATGGAGACTACACCCGGATCTCTCAGAGGAGGAAGAAATAGCACAAAGACTAGTAACCGTGATGGAGCAGAGGAGTCGGATAACCACTGTTGACAAAGCAAACAAGGTAGTACTCTCTCTACAGACGCAATGCCTTGATGCAATTGCAGAAAATCAACCAAATGACACTGAATTTCAATTATTAGTTCAAAGATTTTCCGCAATATCTCAGAATCGGAGGCATTCATCGCGTCTCTCAATCAGATTATCACAATATCAGGCACTGTTGTCCAGCTATGAAGAGCACAGGTTCAATCTGGCACAGTCTCTACTTCACGAATATATCTTAACATTCCATTTCAAAACTCAAAAGATGAATCAGGAACTTATTGTTGATACAGAATCTGCTGTCTCAGAGTTCTTGCAGACGGGATTAGCTAGGCTATCGTTGATGATAGTGAATCCTGAACTCCAAGTGAGGTTAATGATTCTCGGGTTCGAGTTTGTAGAAAAAGTGATAGAAACTCGAATGACAGACATCATCGAAAGTTTGAGAGCACTATGCTCTGATGCAACGTGCGCTGACATAGTGGTTCCAGAAACTCTCCCTAGCATGCCAGCCTGGACGCCACTTACTGGGGAAGAACCCCTTCCACCGGCACTGGAAGAAATAGAATATATTGTTGAAGAATTACCCCTCAGTGCATTGTCTACCATAGATCAGGCAGGTCCTTTGATAAAGTATGCACATCTATGTAGTGTTTCAGGTGCATCCCCTGAATGTTTCACTAGCCATACGGGGTCTGACTCCTTAGGTGCACAATTCGCTCTATTTCGTGCATTACTTTCTCAAGATATCATTGATGAAACAATGTCGATCTGTGATCTCACGGCTGGCAGGGGTGATGGAACTTATGCCGCAAATTATCTTGGATTATCAGTCACTTCCTTTTCTCGTGAAGACACCTTTACACGGCTAAACTATCATCCCAACATCACCTTCAGACCGGATTATGATATATTCAATGGTGCCACTTTGAAATTCCTCACAGAATTTGATTTTATTCATATTGACGTTTCATTCACTGGTGCATCTGACAGGAATTCCTTGGACCTGTTACTCTTCCTAGAAGAAAATAATCTTTCATACAGTTTGCGTATCAATTCTTTATCGATATATGAATACAACACCATCACAACTGAGCACCTCCCCACATATGATCATTACATATCATATGCAGTAAGTAGTCAGATGAAGCCTTATCAGATATACCTCATAGGAGTGCCCACATCAAAAGCAGCTCAATGGAATGGCCCTAATATGAAGGACTCTCGAGTGTTCAAATCAATGGCATTATCTTATTCCCGATTGCTCTCTCCCATGTCCAGATTGAGCAAATTAGAGGGATTTAGACCGAATTCTATTAGTCTTTATATTCCTACCGGAGATAAAGGCAACCGATTCATTCAAAAAGTGTGCGATGATTCGATAGAGGCAGAACAACAGTATTACCTGAAAAGATACGCGTCCGAAATCGGAGAAGGTGCGAAATTAGAATTTGCGTATGACTATCTCCAGGACAGAGGCAAATCTCTAGTTGAAACAAAATCACGATTTTTCCATGTGAACACACAGACAGTCTACACTACCATCTCCCTCCCTCAAATAGGAAATGTCAGTGAGAAATCGAGACCGTTTCATGAAAAACATGTCACCGCCATGATGGAACGAAGAGCAGCAGTTTGGTCTATTGAAATCTTACAGTGTGATGAATCAATATTAAGATATTTCAAGATCCATCATCCGTTACAAGAGATCAGAACATGGTGCAATATTGTCTTAGGACTGCATACATTCTGTCGTCAGTTCATTACATCTGGACATGGATCTATTATGGATAGACTGGGTGAACTTGCCACGCAGCCGAGACATAAATTGTCATCACACCAGCAGGAGTTAACATTGGCAATCAAACTACTAGTCCTAGCAGCCAGAGATGACAATTATGCTTATGGAGTGACATATTGTCATAACCTAATGACATCAAGGAAGAAGGCACCTGCACGTGTTACACGAACAATTCGCATTTATCGGTTGATCAGCTATCTCTTTGATGAAATACATACCATGATGGCTCGGGGGTTGATCTGTATCCGAAGTATTGAGGCAATAGCAAACGAATTGGAAGTAAGAGAACGTGTGAAATATAAATACCTGAGACAGCCTGAGTCTGCCGCTATCCCCAAGTCGGATGAGACTGATCTCTCGCACATCATTGACAATTCTATCGATAAGTTATTCTCTGGCCTCGAATGGTATACTAGCAATCTAATAGACGAATCACTACAGCAAGAACAGCCAACCAGCCTTCAAGAAGCTATTGGTGCAAGCGAACTCAAGTTTGACATAGGACTATCTGAGCATATCGACAGGATGGTAGCATCTTTAAATTTAACTGCCAGCGGTCCTCGTGGGATCATAGACCTAGGTGATGACGACATAGTTGAGTACGATGAGTGGTAGGGGAGCAAATTGTTAACTATTATATTACCTAACGCATCTTTGAACAATCAAATATAGAAATATATTGATAGATTGGTCCTTGAGTGGGTTAGAATTCGC